TATTTAAAAAGCGCACCGCCATCACCAGATTCAGTGCCAACATCACTACCAGTTAACTCTTGGTTAAATGATGGGTTTGTACCAAAATTGATGTCTATTTCTACTGCAACAGTTCCACCTGTACGCCACCAAACGCACACATATCCCCCTGAATTTGTTAGCCCAGTGTATGCAGCATTGGTTGTTGTACCTGCCGCTATCTCTGATGCTGTTGCAGAGTTTTGCCAAGTGCCATTTTTACTAAACCAAATCACGCCATTATCAGCATCAAATGCAACACCGACTATATCCCCTGCCGTAC